AACCCGCCAATCCGAGAAGAATATGAGAGATATTGTTGAGTCGGCGGCTACTCGCTTTGATGCCAAGATCAACGGTATCGACTCGAAACTAGACGCTTTTGAGAAGCGTCAAGATAAAAAGCTGCAACGAGCTTTAGACAATCCATTACTTAGGAAATAATTATGGCCCAGAAAAAACTACAAAAAGACAGCAAGCACAGCGCGTTGGACTTAGACGGAGACGGCGTTGTCAGTGATTCAGAACTCGCGGCGTCCGCAGTTCTAACCCAACACGAAAAAGCCGACGCTCAGAGGCGTATGGCGTGGATTGCGATGGGGTCTATGATTTTCTTTACGTTGGCCGTGTTTTTGCCTATCTTTCCTGATGCTAGGATCAAGGCACTGTCTGACCTGTTCGGGTTGTTCTATATCGGTCAAGCGGGCGTCGTCGGGGCATATATGGGCATGACCGCCTATATGGCTAAAGGGAAATAAACGATGCCGTTAAGCAAGCTTCAGTTCAAACCCGGAATAAACACTGAAATTACCGGGTATACTAACGCAGGCGGTTGGCTCGATTGCGATAAGGTGCGGTTTCGTTTTGGGTTCCCCGAAAAGCTAGGAGGGTGGGTTAAATACTCGCTCAGTTCTTTCGAGGGTGTTTGTCATTCCCTTCACCCGTGGCGTACCCTAAACGGGTCAACCTTCCTTGGTGTTGGAACCACGACAAAATTTTATGTTGAGGAGGGCGGCACCTTTAATGACGTGACGCCACTTCGATCAACTACTACAGGCGAAGCCACGTTTGACGCAACCAACGGATCAACCACCCTTACGGTAACGGATAATGCCCATGGGGCTCTTGTGGGGGACACAGTTACCTTTACTTCCGCCGCGACATTGGGCGGCGTAATCACTGCCGCTGTTTTGAACATCGCGTACACGGTCGTTACCGTTGTTGACGCTAACGATTTCACTATTACGTCGGCAGTTGCTGCAAACTCGTCGGACACCGGAACGGGTGGGGGCTCAACCGTTGCTAAATACCAAATTAACGTTGGCGTCAACACCGTTGTTGGCGGCCCCGGTTGGGGCGCGGGAACATGGGGCCGCAGTACATGGGGTTCCGCCTCTGGGACAGTGGCGGGGGGCTCCTCTGTAAGGCTCTGGACCCAAGACAATTTTGGCGAAGATTTGATTTTCAACATCCGTGACGGGAGTGTTTTTTTCTGGGACACTTCTGCGGGGCTTACCGCGCCCGCAGTAACCTTATCTAGTATTGCGGCGGACGCCCCCACCATTGCTCGCCAAATACTGGTTTCGGACCGCGACAGGCATGTAGTTGCTATCGGGTGTAATGCTTTGGGCAGTTCCACTCAGGACAAGCTTTTGGTGCGGTTTTCAAGTCAGGAAGACTACACAGATTGGAACCCTACCGCGACGAACACCGCGGGGGACCTTGTTGTTGGCACAGGTTCAGAGATTATAACCGCCGTCGAAACAAGGCGTGAAATCATCATTCTTACTGACGCCTCGGTCCACTCAATGCAATACATAGGCGCTCCCTTGTCTTTTGGTATTAACCAACTCGCGTCAGGAACCACGGTCCTCGGGGCAAATTCAGCCGTTGCAGTTAACGACTCTGTTTATTGGATGGGCCGGAATCGGTTCTATGCCTACGACGGACAGGTTCAGGTTCTGCCTTGTACGGTTAGGGACAAGGTGTTTGATGACTTTAATGAAGCGCAGGCCGACAAGGTTGTTGCCGGGGTAAATTCGGAGTTCGGTGAGGTTACATGGTTCTACCCTTCCGCAAGTTCTACAAAAAATGACAGATACGTAATTTATAATTTTGCTGAAAAGCTCTGGTATTTTGGGTCAATGCCGCGCACTGAGTGGGTTGACCGGGGTGTGAACCCCCTTCCAATTGCTGCAAGCGACGACGGCTACCTTTACAGTCACGAATCCGGCACGGACGACGACGGGGTGGCAATTGCTGCTTTTATTGAATCCGGTCCCATTGAGATACAGGACGGCGAAGTGTTTTCGTTTATTCGCCGTTTGTTGCCGGATATCAACTTTTTAAATTCAACTTCGGGGGGTAACACGGAGGCTACGTTTACGCTGAAAGCCGAAGATTTCCCGGGTACAGGCTACACCAGTTCGTACGCTTCCTCCGTTGGTTTAAACGCAACTCAAAACTTCGTTCGCCTTCGAGGCCGCTCTGTCGGTTTGCGGGTGGAGTCTGCGAACGTGGGTGTTACATGGCGTCTAGGGTCTCCTCGCATAGAGATTAGACAGGATGGCCGCCGATGAGCAGTCGGTCCCTCGTACCGCCGCTTTTTGCGATACCGCCTACGCAATACGAACCGCGGTATTTTGCGGATATGATCCGTGCCTTTTCGGCGTATACTGTCCAACAGCAACAGCCGGGGGAAGGCCGACAGACGACAATCGTTCTTACCGACCTTCAAACGACAGACGTTGGGTTAGAAGTAGGTACACTTTTTGATGTTGAGGGTTTTGTTAAGATATGCCGCGCCAACAACCCCCATGTGGCAGGTAACCAAGGAACAAGTTCTGTAGGGGCTGTAACTGTGGTAACAACATGAGCGATATCATTACAATGCCTGACGGAAGCAAGTGGCGTCCGTCTACAAGTAAGGAGCATATCAAATGCTCCTCTTGCGAGAATTTAGTGGATACCCCGGAGGAGCTATTGTCCTACCCTTCAGGAAACTGCCCTAACTGCGGTAATACTTGGACTGGCAACGAGGGCCGCGGTACGGTAATATATGTAACATCCCCTGAAGAGATTACTGGGGAAACGTGAGGGTAATATGGCTTCTAACGCCGTTTTAAAAGACAATCAGAATTTAAACGAGGGTTTAGGCAGCTTTGCCTTGTCGGAGGCAGACGCTAAATCGTACCTCGCAGAAAACGACAATGACGCTTTTGGCGGCATTGCGGACCTCGGAGCTATTCGAGACCGCATGGCGAAGGCCGGGCGTTTTGACGACGACAGAGTAGGGCATTTGGCTACAGGTGAGCTTGTTGTTCCCAAGCCTCTTCTTGAGAAGCTGCCGGAGCTTCGGGAGTCCATCCTCGGTCACCTTCGGGAAATGGGCGTAGAAGACCCGGAGCGTTACATTGTCGGCAACGAGCTTAACTCCGTTAACCCCGAAACGGGCATGGCTGAGTACGGGTTTGGGAGTTTCTTTAAGTCGGTTGGAAGAGCTTTCAAGAGTGTTGCCAAAGTTGTCAAAAAATTCGCCCCGATGATAATTGGCGCGGCGCTAATGGTCGCTATGCCCGCCATGGCACCGTGGGTCGCTGGAATGATTAGTGGCGGCATTGGGACGTTGATTCAGGGCGGTAGCATTAAACAAGCCCTTATGTCCGCGGCTATTGGCGGAGTAACCGGGTCTTTAGGTGGACCGGACGGCTTGCTGGGCGATATAGGCGCTCAGGCTCTTGGCGGCGCGGCGCGGGCCGCGGTTGCTGGCGGCGACATGAAGGACATTTTGAAAGGTGGGGCTATCGGCGCGGCGGGCGCGGGTATTGGTATGGCCGCGAAGGCTAATTTCCCAGAAACACTGGGTTCCCTGTCCATATCAGGCAAAGCCCCAACTACCAAGGGTCTAAGTACCATGGACCTTATAAAACAAGATTTGGGTTTTAGCTCTCCCGCTATATCAACCAGCGTTAGCGCCGCAATGCCGCCCCCGCCCCCTTCATCGGCGGCGGGCGCGGCCCCTTCATCGCCGCCGCCCCCTTTATCGGCGCCGGTCCAAAATTACACAGACGCTGATTTTGGAGGAACTGGACTGGGCACTACTAGCGTCCCTCCCACGGCCCCTGATTTTATTCCCCCCCTCGACCTGATACCTACGGCGGACCTTGCTCGAATTAACGCGTACACTCCCCCCAATATGTTGCAGAGAACACTTGGCGACAACATGGTTACTCGCACAGTAAGCGACACGGGGCTTTCCCGTGCGCTTCAAGACCCCGTTCAGGCTTTTACGGGGGCCAAAGAAATTACCGGAGCC